TACTTCGTTTTCCCAGTAGTCAAGTACCCCACCATCTATAACGTCCCCATAGTGGTCTAAAACAGCTGTTTCTGGCTTTCTAAAAACTGGCTGTCCGTGCTGATCAATAAACCCCTCAAAATTCCACTCCATAGGAATAAAGAGACTGTACATTCCACTTTTAGTCTGTCCGTTCGCATTTCTCTGAGTTACATCAGAATCGTGATAGAGCCTCTTGAAGTTACCCCCACCCTTGTCTTGAGAGTTAGAAGTAGAACCCATCATACACTTTCCTATAATCCTTCTACCAAGCCTTAATGTAGTTTTAGTGACACGCCAGTTGTTGAGGATATTATCGGGCTTTTCCCACTTTCCACTTTCATCGTGTACAAGGAGTCGCAGCTTCTCCCCATCGTAGGAGTTATCTCCAGTATTTCTCCAGTCAATTGTTGTATCGAGCCCTGTGAGTTCTTCTTCTCTTGACTCCGTGATGGACTTTCTGGTAAGCTTGGAGGCTGGGACCCTGTAGGCAAGCTCCGTCTTGGGACGGTCCATTCCGTCTTGGATTGGTTTAAAAAAGAAGGGGTAATTCGTGGATATTGGAACAACCTTGTCTGTGAACATCTTCTTAGCATCAGCACCAGATTTGGACAAAATCCCGAAGCGTGCGTCCGAAGTAATTGTTGCCTGAGATACGGTCTCTGCTGAAGACATGAAGCTAAATCCTGATCTACGGTTTTTAAGATAGCACATTCCATAACACCTGTTGTCAGCCTTACAGGCTTCCCAGAAAATAAAGAAGATCCTGTTAGATTCCCTGAACTCTGGGTGCCCAACGTCAATCTTGGTCCACTGCAAGTACATGTAGTGAGAGCCAGTAATATAAGTAGGGGTACCATTGTTTTTAAACCAATAACCATTCTCTCTTCTTTCAAACTCATTCTCAATGTAATCGACCCATGTCTCTTTGAATGCAGATGGGTACTCATTCCACTGGAATATGGTCGTGATTTTCTTAAGTTCTTTTGGGATTTCTTTTGCTTCCCAGTATTGTTCTGATTGGACATTTGACCTTTGATAAACATTTTTCGGCTGCAAAGGTAATCCAATTTTTAGGTTTTGTATCTCAACTACATCACCCAATGTGCCATCCTTAGATATTATGACAATATCATGGTCAGAATTGTAACCATACCTCCAGTCTTTGTTTTTATTACCCTTTGAAAGCTCTTTCTTAGGAACTGGATTCTCTATGGTTCTTATTAGATCAAGACTTTCTTCCTCTCGCTTCTGCGAAGCTTTGGAATCCTTTATCTGTTGCTTTACTGTCTTTAGTCTCGTCTTGGCCATTTATCTTCTCTCTCTCGCTTTCAATGCGGCTTAGTATAGTAAAGGCATCCTCAATGGCTAATCTCTTCGTAGCAGCAGCGTTTTTAAGCCTGTCCGCTGCAAGGTCATCATCAGGTTTGCCTGTAATTATCTTTTCTTCAGCAACCTTGATAAGCTCATCAACAGCCTTTTCTCCTGCTGATATAACCCTTAGTATGGTTGCTTTTACTTTGTCTTGTTCATTTCCCTCCATAGCATCTGTGCTAATTTAACTTCATGAGGATTGTCTGTGCAGACATCCTTGGTCAGTTTTTTAAATTCACTCAATCTGTTGGCTGGTGTTTGTTGCACTCCACATCCTATTGTCAGTAGCAGTGCTAATAGTGTAAATACGCTTCTCATCGTGTTCGTTTGTTTGTGCAGTCTGTCTTTCGAGGACTGCGATTAGTTGTTTGAGAGATTTGTTAATCTCTTTCAGTTCGTTGCGAAGTCCGTTTGACTTCACGTTAATGGAATCTTTACCCATCTTCATTAAATTTAATACAAATATCTGAATCTCTCATGCGGTACAGTTTTTCACCGTCTATAGTAAACTCATACTCAGAGTTTTTTGTGAAGCCTATAGTTTGGTTTTCATTAACTCCCTGTATGTTTCCATACTTTAGAAGTCCCACATGCTCTTCTTTTTCCTTATCCGATCTATAAATCTCAGAATCTTGAATGCAATCAACAGGACTAACAAAACAGTAGCCTGGTACAGTCTTCCACCTATTTTCATCTGCGTATAAATATATCCTGCTAGGGCTTACTAAATACTGACCATCACGAAAGTACTCATTACTCTTGCGCTTCTCACCCTTCATGTCAAGGTAAGTTCTAAACACATTGTGATGTACAACCACTAAACTACCCAGGGGTATCTGTCCACCACTCGGCACCGCACACACAACTCCCAGCCTGTTCACAAAGGTTGCATCCTCTATCGAGGTGTTGATGACAAACTCCTTGTCTGCTATCGTCTTGGTGTTGTTGTATTCTTTGCCGTAGGGTTTGATTAAGTAACTCCATCTTGGAATCATATTACATTTAAATTATATTCTATTGCGATTGGTGCATTTGAGATCTCTTTCCACTTGAGCACTTCATTTCCCTTCTTAACCCAAATGGAGTAAGAGTCCACCTCGTTATTTATCTCCGCTATTTTGTATGATCCGCCAAGCACCTCTTGCCCGACAATATAGTGCATGGCATTCTTGTAGTCTGCGCCTACAGATATTTTTCTTATGTAGTTCATTACGATTTAAGTTCTGGATCAAAAGACTCTATATGAATAACCTTTCCTTTGTCGTATGTAATCTTTTGAATTATATTTCCTTTTACATCAAATATAGTGAAAACGCCATGATTTAGCATCTCTCCGTCCTTCAATATAACATATCCTGATACTACTGGCTTATTCTTTGCATATAAAACAATCCTGAGAGAGTTGGATGGTACCTGAACGTTAAAATCTTCGTTAGTTTGAGAGTAAGAGTACGCGGTGCACATTAATGCTGCAATACTATTCAATACCCAAAGTCTTATATTTTCCATTTTAAGATATTAAATCCCAAGACAGAGTATCCTCATTCCAAGAATAATTTTCGCCATCCGTTGGGTATGGGGTTGGTGGGTCATATACGCAAGTAGTTTCGTTTAAAACCCAACTGTCAAATGGTTTTGGCGGAATAAATGCGTCCCTTGTTGAATCGTAAGTGTAGCCAATACCCGCATAATTTTTTCTAAAAGGTGTTCCGCCACCTGAGTGAACCCCTCCTTTAGTGTTGTATGATGTCCTTTTACAAACTTGCCCCCTTATACCTCCATAGTGAACTTCCCAGTCAATATTTCCATTGTCTTCATCTTTACCTACTATAACTTCGGTAACTATATTATCTTCGTTTAAAAAAGCGTAGTGTGCCATAATTAACTAAATGATATATTTCCTGTTCCTGCTGTGAATGTTGTTACTTTAAAACTACCATCGGTAGAAGTAGAGCTTGTTAATCCAGCGCCTACTGTTATGGTTTTAGATGCAGGGTATCGCAATATCACTACGCCAGATCCACCATTTCCGCCACGATAATTGCTCCAGTTCGATGGGGCATATGTTGTCCAAGCACCACTTCCACCTCCGCCAGTATTATCGGTTCCATCGACTCCTTGACTAAAATTAGCGCCCGTGATTGCTCCGCCACCACCATTAGCGTTATAACCCCCACCACCAGCGTAAGTTACTGATGATCCAGTAATTGAAACAGCTAACCCAGATCCTGCTTGCCCCCCTGTGCTACCAGCGGAACTTGCACCTCCACCGCCTCCACCTTCTGGCGAAGATGACTGACCATTTCCACCGTCATATCCTTGACCAGACGTACCGCTACCTGCAGTAGAAGTAGTAAAAGTACCTCCAGCACCAGATCCTCCAGAACCAGCAGCACCACCTAAATTCCAGCTTTTAGCACCTCCTCCGCCAGTAGATGTTACTGTATTAAATACAGAACTTGATCCCTGTCCTCCTTGAGTTGCCTGTCCAGTTACTCCAGCACCTCCAGCGCCAACGGTAACAGTATAATTTGTCCCAGTGCTTAACTCGGGGGTCGATTCAGCACTCGCACCACCCCCAGAAGTACTACCATAAGAAGTCCTCAACCCTCCAGCACCACCACTACCAGCATACATTGCTCCAGCACCAGAAGCGCCAGCGCCACCGCCAGCGATAACAAGGAAATCAACAGAAACGGATGTGTCTGCAGTAGCTAGTGATAAAAATCGTCTTCCTAAACTCATAATTAAATAGTTGAATCAGAAGCGAATGTCGCTATTGTATAAAAGAATACTGGGTCTGTAGAAGAATCATCTACACATTCTATTTGTAAGATACTAGTAGTAGTATTATCATAATCTACGCCACCTATCTTATTGAAGGTATTAGTGCTACTACCCTGAGCGTCTAAAGTTACTGACTGCGCTTTTAAAGGATATATAGTAATTACTTGACCTTTTTTATAACTACTTAGGTCGATAGTATAAGCACCTGTAAGGTCACCACTTAACTTAAAAATGCTTGCTGTTGAACAGTCAAAAGAGACTGTGCCTGTAAGGGTGGAAATAGACTCTTGTGCTGTA